TATTGATATGATACGAGAGAAAGAAGGAAATTTAAAGGTTTGAGTTTAATTTTCAAATAAATCTAACAAAATGCTTTTAAAGACTTCCAAATTTTGCGATAATACAGATGATTATAAATCTTGATTTGTTATTTAGAGAAAGGATGAGAGGGGATTGACAACAACTGAAATTGCATATGAAGAAGTAGCCAATAAGATTAATAAGTGGTATACGATGATTAAAAAGCGTGAAATTGAAGATGCCATAAAGCTGAAAGATGAAATTGATTGTTTGTTGGATAGTATGGAGGAGAATCAAAATTTGCTCCTTTATTACAATCTCTTAGATGCGCGTCACAAGATGTCGGTAGACATGTTTAAATCGTCAGGGGAGATTCTCGAGAAAATTCAGAAAAGTCCTGAAATGCAAAAAACGGATGATATGCTGCAGTATTATTTTTTATTTTTCTCTGGTCAATACATGTTTTTCAAAAAGAAGTACATAGATGCAATTAATTATTATAAATTAGCTGAAGATAAACTTATTAAAATTGAAGACGAAATTGAAAAAGCAGAGTTCTATTATCATCTTGCCATATCATATTATCATATTGATCAATATTTCTTCTCATTGGCTTATGCTGAAAAAGCCCTAGCTATTTTCAGGGAATTTGAAGATTATGCACATCGATCAATTAGCAGTGAAATGATCTTGGGTGCAAATAAACTTGATTTATTCCGTTATGAGTCGGCTTACGAGCATTACAGCCATGCCTTAAAATTTGCAAAGGCTAAGCAGATTCCTGAGTCAGAAGGAAAGGCATATCATAACCTTGGGATACTCTATATAAGAAGAAACATGCTATCCGAAGCAAAGGACTGCTTTAAAAATGCTTTACAACTTCAAGATTATATTCAAAGCATAAATGGACTTAAATCAATTTATAACCTTACTCACGTCTTGTATAAATCGGGATATATTGAGGAAGCAAGGGAATGGTATGACAAAGGATTGAAACGTGCAGAAAAAGAAGGAGATAAGGAATATTTGGCGAAACTTACACTTGTTAACACCTTATACGATGAGTACAATGAAAGTGTGTTAACGAATTCCCTTGACATTTTAGAAAAGTTGGATTTATGGAATGATGTAGCAGAATTAACACTAGAAGTGGGGTGCTACTACAAAAAATCCGATGATATCAAGAATGCAGCAAAATATCTTGAAAAGTGTATTCATGCAAGGGATCAAATTCTAAAAGTGACGGAGGAATTAAAATGAAAAAGACAATTACCATTGCTTCTACAGTCATCTTAGCTGGTTTGGTTGCATTCGGAGTGTCTACTGGGAAAATAACAGTTCAACAAGGTGAGCATGTGCAAGTCGCTGAAAAAGCTGTCTTCTGATGCGTGTTCGAATCATATAGCTTGATTCAGTTAGTCTCTTTTAAGTGCTAACTAAACATCTTGATTAAAGCAATATAGGTTAGGCTATCTTTCACAAAGGGTAGCCTATTTTCTTTATGAAATGTATTGCATTTTTCTTTGAAATTGCTTAAAAAACAAGGGCATTTTTGACGAAAAGTATACTGTTGATTATAGTCAATTGCAAATGTTATAATCATTAATGTAATGCATTACATTTTAGAATGAGGTATTCACGAATACTTCATTAAGCAAAAGTATTGCAATGGTTTATTAATTTGTAAAGAGCATAAACTAAAAAGACCCGACTGCGGCCAACAGTCGAGTCATTGTACACAAAGCGAGCCCGTCAAGGGGCTGGCTCCTAAGGTGAAAAATAAATGGATCTCCCTAAAAGTTTAGCGGCTCAAGGGAGGTCTACTTCTTTTTAAGGTTAATGTATGTCAACAATGCTAGAAGAAACATCCCGAACATTAACATCAGAGATATGCTTTGAAACGTCGACATCATATGCATCACCCCCTTCCATAGGGGATGAGCCAAATCCTTGAGCGAGCCATTCTTTATGTACAATGAATATTATACACTAGACAACCACAATTTGGTTGTCTTTTTTGCATGTCTTTTATGCATTCTTAAGAGTGGTCTCGCATTGGGATAGATTGAAAGTAGGTATGTATTTTATTATTGGAGTCAGAGGGGAGAAACTCCCTTAAGCACTACATGCTTAACAAAGTCTCTGAGTACCTGAAGTAAAACCTTAGCATCCTCTTTGTTTAATGTCATCAGCTCCTCAGTCGAAATTCCATCATTGATTTCAATTCTTAAACTAGGTTCAGTCACTATGGCTGATGAAATCTCTACAGTATTTTCTTCAGTGTTTTCTGAATCATTCTGAGGAGGGACATCAGGAAGTGGAGATGAAACAAGCCTAAGTTTAATTGATTTCTCCTCTCCGGTGTTAATATGCACTTCTGAAAAATTTGATGGATAGGGGGAGTATGTAACAGTCGTTTTCATTAAATCATTCCTTCACATTATTGTCTAGGCTCTTCATAATCCATTGCTTGATCGCTATCAGAGATGCCTTTAGTTGTTGGGTCTTTGATGATTCCTAAGAAAGACAGGTAAATTAAGACTGTATCTACAATGCCAAGAGAGATTTTAAGCGAGTTGTCCAATTGAGATAAATCGATGTCCATTATACCCAGGCCAACTAACCCCGCAATAATTCCCTGTATCATAACTGCAGTTTGTGAAGCTAATGCAGTAAGAAAAAGCTTATTATTTAAACGAACTTTCCAGTTGATTTTAGTCATAATACCAATCTCCTTTACTTATTTAAGTCCAAAATGTATAAGCAGCCATGCACCGACTAACGTTGCGATTACGGTAGGTAAAACCTTGTACATGAGGTCTTTACCAAATTGACCTGGATCAATTTTTCTATTGGAATCTGATTGTTCCAGAATGCCCACTCGATTATCGAGTTTTTCATATGACTTGCTTAGATTTTTTAAGCTGTTATTCATCTCAGTCAATGTGACAAATTGTTCGCGCGATTGTTTTTGGGCATCTTTGTTTATTTCGATTTGTTGTTCCATAAGAGTTGTTAATCGACTCATGTCTTCCGTTCTTGCTTCTAAATTTGTAATTTTTTCTTGATGATTTTTCATTTTTTCTTCTAAGACACTTAACCGTGTGTTTACATTTACTTCAGCCACAAATTCAACCGTCCTTTATCAATAATAAAGGAGGTGTACGTTATCCCACGTTGTTCACCTCCAGTAGAAATAGAGGATACCCATTGATCAGCTAAGATCAGCAGATATCCTTAATGATATTTAAAGATCAATTAGACTCTTGTGCCAAACTGACCTGAAACATAACCGCGTCTGCCATTGTAAATGACTTCCCAATAGCCTTTAGGGTTATTTTTCCCTTTCACTGATCCAGAAATGTCAATTTTGCTGCCAAGTTTAACTGTTCCGATATTCTTTGAATTGTTACGATCAGGCTTGTCCATAACAATTGCAGCATTTGATACTCCAACAATTTTAATTTTTCCCACAGATTTAATTGAGGAAGATCCAGAGCTGGATTTTGATGCTGTTGATTTAGAAGGGGAGGAGGCAGTCTTAACACTTCCTGAAACTTCGACATATTTATCAGAAGCAGTGATATAATATGTTGCTCCTTTAGAGTTTTTAACCTTGTACTGATAAGCGCTTCCTACTTTCACTTTTTCAACAACAGTAGGGAAACCATAGCCTTTATTCACCGTGCCAACAACATCTTTGTCTTCCCATGAAGGTTTAGAATAAAAGCGAAGTCCGTTAACTTTTGATTTCAGGGAACCACTAGCAGCAGAAGAGGAAGAAGAGCTTTTCGTACTTGAAGGTGCCGTAGAATTAGAAACTGTCTTATTCCCAAGTAGGCTATCAACTTTTTTACGGAATGCGGTAAGTTTGCTTGAGTCACTTACCCAAGGAGCAGGACAGTTCTTGTTCGTTACATCATAGTGGCGGACGATTTTTTCTGTAGATAATTTGAATCTTTTGCAAAGATCAGCCACCAATTCGGCAGCATTCTGCACAGTCTCATCATGAATTGTACCGTTTTTCTCTACACACATTTCAACACCAATTGCTGTTTGGTTAGCATTGGGTTTAAGGAAGCTCACATAGCATCGATTTTGATCGTGTGCATGATAAGCCATTTCGTTTTCAGGGATAATGTATTGTGCTTCGTTTCGATCTACAAAGTAATGTGCGGAAGCAAAACGTTTATCAGCAATACATGTACCATTGAAATAATTTCGCTCATTTAACGCAGTAGCTCCTGGAGTTGCAGTCCAGTGCATTACAATTCCTTTAACACCAGAGAGCTTTAGACCTGGACGAGTGTATTGATTGACTTTCACAAAATTTTTTACGACTTTAACCAAATTAAATCACTCCTGTTTGTTTTTGAGCATTAAAAAAGAGACTGGCTGTTTACCAATCTCTCTCGTTCTCACATATGCTCTTGTTTTCTCTGTTTTGCTAATATGTAATTTGAATGAAATCTAAATTTTATTCAGAATTTAACCACCTCCTTTAATTAACTTGCTTGATTTACAATAGGCTTCTGATAATAAAATTCTGAATTTGGAATATAGTTGGCAGATTCAACGATGCTGCTATTTGCTGAAGTAACCAAAACCCCAGCAATTAGTTTTTTTGAAGAGGAGTAGATGTCATTGTTCCGGATTGATATGTGTTTGCATTTGGTTGTGATATAGATTCCGTTGTAGCGGTTGAGTTCCTTGTTTCCCATATTCACAACTGTATTACTATGGACTTGAGATTTTTGGGTTTCATTTGTTAGATGGATACCGTGTCCGCCACCATTCATGACAATGTTATTATTTACTTGAACTGATTCACTATTAGATTCAGAGGAAGAGACATATATCCCGGTAATGGCTGTTTCAGAAATCGAATTCTCTGTAATATTTCCAAAACGCGCACCTACAGCAACGATGCCGTTGTAACCAATCTTTTCAAGGTGGTTCGTTTTAATTTTTATAAAATGCGCTTCTTTAATATAGATACCATCTGCATTATTTGCCGTATTTTTAATGGTATTGTTATGAACGATTACATTTAAAAGAGTGCCGCCTTTACCTTGTCCCCAAACTCCAATACCTCCAAGCAATCCACTAGCAAGGGTCGTAGTATCAATTGTGTTGTTCTCAATGGTTATGTTTGATTGTTTTTGTGAACCGTTAGTTTGTTTACCTTCAAGGTTCACAGTATCCTCTGGTTTATCTAGAAGGGGAGAATTTATAATGATACCTGAACCGCAATTCGTAATTTGGTTGCCAGCTATATAAACATCATTCCATGCATAAGCTCGAATTGCATCATCTTGTGTACCATGTATCTTGTTCTTTTCTATTCTAATGTTCTCATGCGATATCCCAATATAAGAGCTGTGTGACTCTACGGCGCGTCCCCATGAGCCCATTTTTTCCGAAGCGCCTACCGCACATTTTTTGACAGTGATGTTCTTACATGGTGTTCCGTCAAAGCTTCCGTATTCTCCAAGAGTAGGTGGATTACCATCTTTATCAAGATCAATTTGAAATGCACCTCGGTAATATTGTCCAGTAAAACCAAATGCCTTAACATTTTCAATTACCCCTGTGTCAATGCCATTAAATTCAACAGCATGTCCGCCATATACATCATAGATCGTTAAATTACGAACAGTGACATTTTTTGCATGAGCAAGTAAGATTGCTTGTCCACCCTTATAAACATCACCATTAGATCTCCAAATTCCACCTTCAATTGTGATATTAGAGTAACCATTGTAACCGGTTAGTTTTGAATTCCCTTTTTCTTTTTTGAAGTTTACAATGAAATCGTCAATGTGTTGGCGGTCGAAAACAGCATTTTCATTTAAAATTAATGATGTGTTCTCTTTGATAAATAGTGTCTTTTTTAAAATATAAGGAGTAGGGCGGGCAGGGACATATACCTGTGCTCCGCCTTTTTTGTATGCATCTTCTAAAGCGCGCTGAATACACAAGCTCATATCGAGTTCGCCAGCAATTAGATAATTTAAAACATTTAAAGACCTGCTCTCCAAATCATGATTTAATTGGTTGTGCTCATAGTCAAGACGATCTTTGAGGGTATTGTGGGTATTTGAGTGAGAATCAATATGTGAATCTGAAATTTCTGTCAGACTTTCGAATAGCTCATTAGCATTTACAACTGTTTTTCCATTTGTAATACCTGTTGTGTATATGTCTTCCCATTTATCTTTCTTTTTGTTATAAAAGCTTAATGTGTTCATTTTTCACCTCCATCTAAAATTACCGGATGAAGCATATAGCAACTCCGTAACTATCTTTTTTTGAATATGGTTTGGTAATTTTCATTACTCTCCATCTGCTATTTGGATTATCAGTTTTGGTTGCAATTCCGTTATTAGCTTCGAAATAATCTCCGACGCTCAAAGTGTCATCAATTCGAACAAAAACCTGTCCTACAAGTCCAACAACATTCCATTCATCTCTTTCAGTTCTTGATGCATAATCTGTTGATGGATCGTATTCTTCATTCTCAACAGGGACACGATATGTTTTCCCATGCTCGTTGATCAACTCTTTATAAACCAATCCACCAAATTCATTTTTTTTGTAGCGACCTTGCCAGTGAAATGTAGATTCACCTAAAACAAAGCCTGCTGTCTCAGAAATTACACCTAATAAAAAGTCACCCTTTTCAGCTTTTCTGATTTTGTCGCCTTCTAATGTCACTAGATAGCCAGTGTCAATTTTTTGGCCATCTACACTTTCGAAGTACTCGGCATAGTCACTGAACACAGAAGAGCCAGTTATTTTTCCACTGGCCTTTATGTTTCCTGAAAACGAGCTGATATCCCATTTGATATTTGCAGTAGAAGCTTTTGATCCGTCGCCATAACCACCTACAACATGATAGTTCATATCGTTTATAACGTTGTTCGATGAGAGAACAGTTTTAGCATATCCACCGTCTTTGTTTGTCGTATGTGAGTTATTAGATGTAATAACTGCAGCTCTACTCCCGTGAACTGAAGAGCCACCGGATGAGGCAATAGCAGCAGTACGAATTCCTCTTGTTATTGTTCCTCCGGTGGAGCCAATAACTGCGGATCTTGTGCCAGTTGCTTTTGAATTAGAAGAAGCGATGACGGTGGAGTCGTGTCCAGATGCTACGCACCCAGCGCTTGAGCTTAAAAGTGAGGATGTGACGTTTTTTACCTCGCCACTTGAGGATGCAATTCGCGTCCCGTTTTTTATTAAGTTTGGGACAAAAGAATAATCTACACCTGCAATCGTTGCAGCTTTTTTATATTTCTCAACAGAAATCCCGAATAAGCTTGCTTGAGAGTTAGAGCAATATACTCCAACGCTGTCACTTTTTCCATACCCAATTAGGCTTGCATTTGTAAGCCTAACGTTTTCGGTGCCACTCCCAATACGCACTCCCACTCTGGCTGACTCGAAACTGTTAACATTTGAAATATTTACGTTGTCTGATTTCTGATCTCCACCATAAACATAAATGTCAGCCTCTGCAGTTTTAAAGTTTGACACTGAAATGTTGTTCAGGTTTATATTTCTCGATTTATACTGAGTTGCAATAACAGGATTCCCTTTATAGTCATATGAAGGATCTCCGATTGCAGTGAAGTTATTTACATTCACATTTCTGAATGCGGAAATAACCAGCGCTCTGGGTGCAAGATCTTTATAGAGACTCCCAAATTGAGGTCGAAGAGAAGTGCAGTTAGTAGCACTTACGTTGAATGCACTCTTAGATATAGGATCTGAAGCAAGGTGGTGTCCAATATGTCTAAAGTCAAAAGATCGAATATCATTTTCTGATGAACAATTTACTAAATGCACATTTTGAGCAGCAGGGGCGATACTGTGAGCTTTAACTTCGAAACCTCTACAATTATTTTTACTGTGACAATTGTTGAACCAAATGTGTCTAGAGCCGTCATCAGCTTCATATCCATTGGTATTACTTACTCCAGTGTTGTGAGCAGATCCATTACCGTTATAAGAGTAGCAGTTTGAATGAAATACGAAGTCAGAGAAGTGGGTTGTAAAACCATCATCCCCAAAATTCCAAGCTGTACAACTGTCAATCCAAACATACTTAGAACCCTTTGGTTGATAATAATTAGCCCCATCAGAAGATGAATTGTACTTAGGGGAAGTAACATCGAATCCATGCAATCCAGCGTCTTTCGCATGAACATTTTTAATCCAAACAAACTGACTATTTGTTATATTTACGCAGCTTGCATTTGGCCCCGATCCGATTTTGTTGTTTTTCTTATTTAAATTCCAGTCAGCGAGGAGATTTTCGATTTGAATATAGGAGTTGCCATTCGTGTAATCTTTATTAGTGATGACATGGGTAGTGGGGGAGGTATCTGGATGAAGTTTAATTATAGATTTTGCGCCAGTTCCATATAGACGAGTAAATGAAGGAATCTTAATACCTTTAACCATGTAAGTCCCTTCAGGAACAAATACATTAGAAAATCCACTTCCAAGAGCTTTTTCAAATGCAACAGTATCATCAGTTAAGCCGTCACCTTTTGCCCCATAATCTTTAACATTCACGCTGCGTTGAGCAAATTGATTAATTATCTTATCGACTAATGTGTCACCAATTGTCTTGAATTTGGAGACATCGCCAATAATTTTCTCGATGCTGTTTATATTGTTTGAGATATTTTCTATTTCTTTTTCAAATTGGTTTTGAACATCCGTGATGTCCTGTTTTACATCCCCAATTTGATTAATCACTTCTTTGAATTTTAGTGTGATCATTGGAGCTGTCCATCTTTCGCCGTCTGAACTTATTGCCTCAAGTTCAATAGATACCCACTTTTCCAAAAGGGGATCATAATATTTCAAAAAATTCATCATTTACCTCCTAAATTGTTATTCGATCTTGAGCCATATTTGATTAGTAAGGGGAGCAGTCTCGGATTTTTTGATTCTTGCTGCAAATGGTGAAACAGGTGCTTGAAGCCATAGGTGATTAACGTTATTTGGGGGAACTTCACTTACAATAACGTTGAACCCGTCATAGACATCTGAAACTCCGATATCGATCCAGTCATAACCGTCCCATCTCCACTCAACATGAGTATCTTCTGTGACTACTGTCCATCCAATTTGAGGGTTTGGGTAAGTGGACATGATATCTGTGTATGTATAGACTTTAGGAAGGTATACTTTCCTTGTTTCAGCGACTACGTCTTCATAATCTGAAGTCGCATATCTTGTCCATTTCGTAATCTTTTTAGATTCTTCAGTTGCCTTTTCTGATTCTTCCGTAGCTTTTCGCGTTCTTTCTGTTAATGAATCCAGCGTTTCAACAACTTCATTTCCGTTTCTTTTAGTCCATATACGAGATCCAGGAAAGTAGTAAGCTCCTTCACCGCTGTACTTAAACTGGAGTGATTTACCTTCATTTGATGCATTAAAAAAGACAACTCCGTTAAGGTAATCAACCTTAAAAAAGTCGTCTTGTAATTCACCGTCTTCTACTTCTTTCCACACTTTCCCGTCTCCTGAGACTTCGACTCTCATCTCTCTATTAGGTATTTCAGTTAACTGGGCTTTTCCGTTATAGATGACTTGAGTTTCACTGTAAAGTTGATAAGGATCATCAACCGATCCTTTTCTTTTTTTCGACAAGATGGGATCGTTATATATTTTTGGAGTGTCTTCCAATATATCCACCTCCGTTTAGTTTTGTTTGTAAGCTTCCCAAATATATTTTACATTCAACTTGTTGCCGCGAGTGTTTGTGTCTGAACCAGTAACAAAATAATTCAGGTTCAATGATCCATATGATTTGTCCCCACCCTTAAGGTAAGTACCCGCATCACCGTTCTGGAACGAATAACCGCCTAAGTTGTTTTGTATAATTAAAGCTGTATCGTCTGATGATGTGGGATAGATTTTAACAACATTCGGTATGAAATTAAGACTTATTGATCTACTCTGTTTGCCGTCTCCAACATATTCCCCTATGGCATATTGCGGGGGAGAAGGGACATCAGATTTTAGCGCATACTCTGAAGAGTTACGGCCTCCAAGTTGAGTAGCACTCCCAGTAATTGATGCATTAATGGTTCCAGTTTCATCTCTGACGGGTATAGAATAAGGGGAAGCAGCAACTTCTGCTGTATATCCATTCAATGAATCGGCCGATCCTGCAGATTGCTCAATCCATTTTTCTCCGTTAAATAATTCTTGTTTATTGGTATCTGGATTAATCCAAATTGTATTGACCTCCGGATTAACAGGTCTTTCTTTAGACACAGATTGGATAAGTCCATTTACTCTTCCTTTGACTTCTGTGATAGCAGAAGGGAGGTAAGGGTTCTCTGTAATATGTTTTGACTGGACAATATCAGAAAGAATAATTCCAGTCCTCTCAATGTCTGCATCAACTCTACGGTAGGCTCTAACACCAAGAGTGTAGTATTTATTCGAGGCAAGTCCCGTGAATTTGTAAGAACGCTTGTCATACTTCACATTAACCATTTCTTCATGGCTCATCTTAGAACCAAAAACATATTCATCAGATGATTCACTGGAGTAGAGATAAACTTCAAATCCGTCTATATTGTATCTATCCTCATCAGAATCTGGGTATTCCCATTTTAAAACAATATCTACTGAACCATTGTCATTCAGTTCATGAGTAATTGCCGTTCCATCTGATGCGACGGTAGGAGCTGTAACTGGGGTGGAAATGCGATCATTCCGGATTTTAAAATTCTCAGCGGTATTCATCCAGTCAATTTTTCTAATTGCATAGTCGTTGTTTATATGACTGACTGTATAAACGAGTTTGACCATCTTTTCTTTAACAGTTTCAACTCGTTTTGAATTTGACACAGTCAAATTAATCTTATTAGCCTCAAAGTCAAAGGTCATTTCAATTACTTTTGTTTTAACATCAATTCCAAGGCGATCATGCTGTACTCGAACAATATCTCCGATAGAAAGCCTGTCCCAATTTTGATGCTCACTTAAGATTCCAAAGAAATTAACTATGCTCATTGTAATATTGATTGGAGGGGTGTTGCGTTTTTTCATTTCCTCAAGTCCGGCTTCATAAAGATCAGTTTCATCATAAAGATTGTCATTAGTCCATTCTTGTTCATTTATAAATTCCGCCAATTCTTCCTTGAGTTCATCATTAAGGTGGCTTTCGAGCGTCAATTTTCCCTTTAAAAGGGTTATTTTATCCTGAATGTCCTTAATCAGTTTTTCTTTTTCTTCTATTTCCTTCTTTTTCGATTCAATTTCAACTTCTTTAGCTTTTCGCTCTTTTATAAGCTCGGCAGTTGGATCTTTCGCTTCTGTTGCTACTGCAATTTTATCTAAAATTATTTTGTATTCTAAATTAAGTTTTGCCTTTTCTGCGTTAAGTGCTGAAAGTTTCTTTTCTTCCTCGGTTTGTCGAGAGAGAAGGGAAGAGAATGTTTCAGTTTGGGAATCGATGAACTCATTAAAATCGAGAATAGCATGACATAATTCATCGCTCATTTCGTAACTGTGAGTTATCACCTTGCGATCTTTATCTCGCTCAAATGGATAAAGAAAATATGTGAAATCTTCTATATAAGCTTGCCCAGTTGGATTAGCAGCGTTTATTGAGAGATCGTCTTTCCCAGTTACATAAAGCCTGGTACAGACTTCTTCAAGTTCCTCAGTGTCTTCTATCGAATCCAAATACTGACCGTATTTTAATCTCATCCCTTTGTAATTTGATACTTCATCTTCAGTATAGAAATGCACCTTTTTTTCTATGGTGTCAAATACAGGGACAGCTTCGAATGTCTCGCATATTTTAAAGAGGAAGTCTAACTTTGTAGAAGAGGTAATATCAAAACTGCGGAATTTTTCATTGAATAGAGGATTTATGTATCCAGCTTTCCAGTTTGTGTTTGCAAAACAGTCATTTGTAACTTGTTGCATATTGTAGGAAGTGACTTCATATCTTCTAACTTTTCGATAGCTCAATTGATGTCCAAGTGACATGCACGTAAATGTCAGTAATTCATTGTCTGCACCAGTTTTTTGCTTTGTTTTAATAATGAACCATTCATCTTTGAAGTTGTAGGCAGAAAGCTTGACGAGCCTTCGTAATTTCAGGCGCTTGAGATGCGGATTCTTAACCCATTGTTTGTCTATTTCAATTTTTAAAGGTACTGCGAAAGACAACTCATTGATTTCGCCTAGTCTTAATGTCAAATTAACATTTGAGATATCGACAAGATTTGCGATTTTCTTTTTGTTAGCTTTAGCAAGTGAAAGTTTCGGCTTCCTTAAATTAAATGATTGCGTTACTTGTTGAAACAGTAAAGGCACCTCCTAACGATATTTAAATCTATAACTGAAAAGAATTCTACATCTTCCTGAAACTCTAATGCGGTTCATCCCATAGCCGAGTAGAAGGTATTCATCATTAAAATTATCGTAACGTTCATCTCCGTATATTGATGATTCTACAATTTCTTTTTCTCCAGTAACTGTTATGATTTCGCCATCTTCAAGATCGGTGAATTCAGAAGGGGAGGAGAAGCAACTTAAATTTTCAATTTTAACATCACCCTTACCGATCTTTTGAATTTTAAACGATGGAATGATGGTGCATTCGCCTTTGTTGTTAATCTCAAGTGTTATGTTTTCCTTTGTAGCGTCGTGCCACGGTGTAGTTATCGACCTACTGTAGGCATAAGGAGAATCGCACCTCATAGTTAGCCTTACATAGCCTTCCTTGCTGGCATTGTGAACTAAATCATTTGCATCTACAGGCATTGCATAATAAACAATGTCAAGGTTGTCACTGAAAGAAAAAGGCTGGTATGTATCAACATCCAGCCATCGTTTAATGTTAGCGATTCTTTTTTGATTCCAGTGATCCTTTATATAAAAATTAAGATTGAATTGCTTTGGGTCACGTTTTTTCCCTTCATAGAAGGGTGTATCATTACCCTTGATGGAGGTTTCATTAATTGATGAGGTAGCTAGGAATGTTTCTTCAACTAACCCTCCATCAGTATTGACGTTTTCAACACCCATATCTGTGGATTTTTCGTTCCCGAAAATAAAGTACAGGCTCTCTCTTATCATTGACGATATACCACCATCCTTTCAAAAAAACAGAAAGAGTCGACATCTTGCCGACTCTAAATTTTAACCCCTCTAGCTGATACAATGTTAAATGCTTCTCCTAAGAATTTATTTGCATCATCTTTAGAGCCAGTCATCTTATCTACATTAAAGTTAAAATTAAATGTTTGGTTACTTGTCGTTTGATTAGATGCAGCATTAGGGGAAGGGAGTGTAGCTTTTGTTTGGATATCTCCAAAAATGTTTCGGGTGAGCTCAACAATTTTCAAGACATTGCTTGTATCAGCTTTATTTAAAACAAGTTCTTGTTCATGGAGCATTGCAAGTCTTCCTGAACTGCCCCATGTTCCTGTATAGCCACCCACATCAAAAGAGGCAACTTTCTTACCTGTGGTATTTCCAGCGACTACAACATTTAAAGCTTTGGAGGCTTCTTTAAGCTTATCAATTAGATTGTTGGAGATACTCTTACCAATAGATTCCATGTTGCTGTTAATGAACTTTGAAAACTCGTTAAGCTGCTTGGCGATATCGGTAATCTTTCCATTCATCAACTTATCCTCAAGCTTTTTAAATGCTCTTTCGTCGTTGACAAGATCATCATACTTGGTGTTTATTGATTTCTCATCTTTTTCAAGTTGATCCTGTAATGCTTCTTTACGTTTAGAATTCTCACGATCCTTTAAAAATTCATCAAGATCTTGTTGTTGTTCTTGGAGTTGCTTATCTAAATCTTTTAGTTTTGCTTTTGCCTCATCTGAATCATCGAGAGACAGTTTGCTTATCTTGTCTTTTGTTTCTTGAATGGCATCCTGTTTTTCTTTAAGGGATTTCTGGAACTTGGCTTCGTCGTCTTCTTTATCAATTTCATCGATTATATCTTGAGTTGCTTTTCGATGTGCTTCCAGCTCAATATCACGCATCTTTTCGTACATTTCTTTATAAATTGAAACGACTTCATCTGCGAGTGATTTATAGATATCTTTAATGGACTTCTTGGTGTTATAAAGCTCCAGGTTGTATTCCTTCTGTTTATCCTTCCAGTTTTCAATTTCCTCTGTGATTTGTTTCTGGATGTCAGGGAAACCTTTAGCTGCCTTTTTCTGTGCTTCAAGTTGCTTAATGTACTTTTTTGCTTCAGCTTGTTGCTGTTGAATCAATTTTATTTGCTGACTGTAGTACTTGACTTTTTGATTGTCATCCTCAGTCATTTGAATCTTGATATCAACATCTTTAAGCTTGGATTCAGTTTTCTTAACAGATTTCTCAATATTATTGAGTGTCTGGTCAACCTGTGACTGAATTAGTTCCCCTTGTAGCTCTCTAACTTGGTCTTGCAAGGAGATGAGATCTAATTTAGCCTGTTTCAGCTCTTCTCTTAGTTGATCGCGTTGAGCATAGTTAAGTTTTTTATTTGTTTTTAACTCTTTGTTGATCCAGTTAATTTTTTGTTGTTGAATTTTGCGTTGCTCGTCAACAGCTTTCTTCTGCTCATTTGTATATTTGCGAAATTCCTTGCTGTCAGAAAGGTAACGTTTGGCTAAAGACTCATTTTTAGCAATTTTGACTTCTAGATCAGATTTCCGTTTATCAAATTCATCAAGCTTGGATTGAACCAATTCGTATTGCAGGTCTTGAATTTGATCATTAACTGCATCTAAATCACCTTGCAAACCGATTAAATCCGATTTTGCCTGTGAAAGGGCTTGTTGTCTTTCAGCTTCAGACTGAGAAAGATCTGAGGTTAAACCCTGCATATACTTTTCTGGGTCAATTGGTTTGCCATTTTGCTCAATTTGTAGGTGGAGGTGGTTTCCTGTTGAGTGTCCAGTGCTTCCTACTTTACCTATTGTTTGGCCAGCAGATACAACATCACCTTTCTTAACTTTAAGGCCGTTTTGCATGTGCATATATTTTGCAACTGTTCCATCATCCTGTTGAATGACAACCCAGTTACCTGCTGTTTTTGAATAGGTAGCGGTTATGACTTTACCAGCTTTCAATGCTTTTACAGGGGTTCCAGCTTTGGCTGCGAAGTCGGTTCCTTTGTGAGGGGAGGAGCGGAGACCACTTTCTTTTTGGCCAAACTTTGAGCTTACTCTAAATCCATTCGCGCTGGTATAGTAATTAGCGATTTTTGATGTCGCGGTAGATAAGCTCTTATTGTAGTTAGAAAGAATAGTCTTAACGTAATTTTGTGTTTCTTTGAAAGGAGGGACGCCACCATATTTAATAACGTTTCCTGGCCCCGCGTTGTAAGCAGCTAAAGCTTTCTCGATGTTTCCGCCAAACTTGTTAAGCATCTGAGAAATATATTTTGTGCCGCCCATAATGTTTTGGTAGGGATCATATGCATTTTTTACACCTAGACTTTTTGCAGTACTAGGCATGAGTTGCATTAAACCCATTGCTCCAGCGCTAGAACGAGCTTTGGCATTGAAGCTTGATTCTTGTTTAATAATTGCCGCGATTAGGGCAGGGTCAACACCATATTTGCTTGCCGCAGCATTAATGTAAGAAGAGTATTTTCCGGAATATGATCCTCCAGAAGAATATGAGCCTGATGAAGAACCAGAAGAGGAAGAGGAGGTAACAAGTCCAGTTTGAGGAATATAACCAGATTTGATTTGCTGTTTCAGCAGTTTAATCTGATCTTGCATCAGCTTTTTCTTACGCTCTAATGCCTTGATTTCCTTATTGATTGCGTCTCTGTATTTTTGTGACCATTTAGGATAATCATTGGTTTGCTTGTTGTATTTCTCAAATTCCGCATTTACTTTTTCAAGGGATTCTTTATATTTATCAATGACGTATTTGGATTTCTCAGTTTCTTTGCTAGCTTTTTCTTGTTCATCAGAATATTTCTCAAGGGACGTACCAACTTCATTTAAAGATGAGTTGGCCAATTCAGCCATTTTATCCAGATCTTCTAACTGTCCAGTGACGTCGCTCAACTCGTTTATTTCTTTAATGATTGGCATTGCCATCTGGATATTGCCACTTTCCATCAAAGTGTCTACTTGTTTTCTCATTTTGGAAAGATTGGCTTGCGCATCGGCAACAGTCTGGATTGATTTGACCTCTAAACCATAGTTCTTTATTTTCTTTACTGTTGCGTTTGCCTGGTTGATTAGATCCTGTTTAACTGACTTTTGCATGTCGTTGTATGCTTTAAGTTTTGCATCACGTAGTTTTATGATAGCATCTCGGTTTAATTTAACTACGCCGTTTTCAACACTAATAGCTCCAGCCAAGTCTTTTTCTTTTTGAACCAGTTTCATTGCTTCAGCAGCTGAGATGCTTTTTCCTTCAGCCATTTTCTCAAGCAGTTCATTGAGAGGGGAGATGGAGTCAGCAAAAGAATCATATGCTTCATTTTGAAGGGCAGAAATAGCTAGTTCTGTTTGTTGAGAAGCCACCAGATCGTCCATTACAGCTTTTATTGCCTCTAGATCACCTTTGGCATCCTTGAGTTTTTGACTTAAATCTTCAACTTCTCCTGTTAATTCGCTTACACCTTCACCATTTTCATCCCAAGTGATCTTTGCAGAATCAGCAGCATTTTTTGTAGAGTCTATAGCATTCTTTAGGTCATCATAAGATAAGGAAAGTTTGTCAGCTTCATCAGAACCTTTGATTTGTTGGTTAATTAAATTCTGAAGTGCTTGAGATGCTCTTGAGAAATCAACTTTATTTCCTGATTCTAATGCTTTCTGAATGTCATCCATGTATTTTGAAACATTAATGGAAAACGACTCTAATTCATCAGAAGTCATCTTACTAAAGTCAATTTTATTGAAGGCTTCGTTAATATCTTTGGTTAACTGAGGGTTGATTTTAAGGGAGTTATAAGCGTCAACAGTTTGTAGCACCTGTTCTCTAAGTTTAGCTTGAGAACTAGATAACTTTTGGTTGACTTGAAGAGCTTGTTGTTCAGCTTTAATTCCAAAATTTTTATAATCACTGTCGCTGTCGAAGATATCCCAGAATGGTCGATCGTTGTTTTTATAATGGTCTGCGACTTTTTGATACTCTTTCATTTCATCAGTCAGATTACTGATATCACTGAGGGTTTCTTTAAAGTTGCTATTTGCGCCAGTTTGAATATCTTTTTTGTTTAATTCGGCTAATTCTTTGGTGTACTTTATGGCATCTTCTAACGCTTCATTATTTTTAATGATGGCATTACCTTGGGAGTCATAGCCAGAAATCAAATTAGGGAACGTTTGTGCTAATTGTTGCGTGACCTGTAGATATTCTTGCTCCTTGTCAGGGGAGAGGGAACCGTTATCTTTTGCTTTTTGCAGCTCTTTATATTTTTGTATTAACTGATCGGTCTGTTCTTTATTTGTGGTTATTGCTTCAACGCTTTTCTTTTGTGACTCTGCAAGCTTTTCTTGTTCTTGTTTAGCATCAGAAAAAGCAGAGACAAGTTTTTCGATTACGAAGCCTAAAGCCATGAAACCTGCACCAACAACTGTCGCAACCATTAATCCTCTAAGCGCAGTTTTCAGTAAGCTCGATGCAACTGCTGCACGAGTCATACCCGTACTTAAACCTATACTTGCAAGTGTTTCTTGTCTCATTGCAGAAGTACCGAGCACTAGTGCGGTTGCAAGAGTTCTTACATTCTTACTAAGAAGGAGAGTAACTGCGCTTGCTAATGCAAAAATACTTGGCAGGAATCCAATCGTTTTTATAACTTCTCCACCGACTTGAACGATGTCTCTTAATGCTTCGGCAAAAGCAATTATTCCATCAGAGAGGAAAGCTTCACCTGCATTTGCTGCAAGACCTGTCCAAGCAGCAGATAATCTGTTTAGGCGACCTTCCAAACTTTCAGAGTAGCGTTCTTGCTCACGCATGGCGCTGTTCTGGCTATTCATAGCACTAGATGTCGCAGAAATTGCGGTGTCAAAATTTTCCATCAATCCTAGGAATCTCGTATTTTGGAACATGCCCGCTGTTGATACCCCGATTTGCTGCTTCTGTGCCTCAGAGAGGCTGTCCCACTTAGAAGCAAGATTCTCAAGAATTTCAGATACAGGTATAGCTTCTCCACCTACATCTTTAACTGCAATTCCTACACTCTCAAGACTTTTAATGGCTGCTCCATTTGTTTGGATTCTGGCGAATATTGTTTTTAAGGCGTTCAATTCTGTTACTTTCACCAAAAGGCTACTGACCATTATAAATGGCGGTGAGGCGCTTCAACCTCACTCTCTATGTTTCCATAGAGTTCAGACTGTCGCTTCACATTTCTGTGTCTCTTCACTCAGTCGTTCAGGCTACCATTACGCTTGCCCCTTGTCGTCCTCGACTAAACGTTAGGAGTTCCAAGTCAATCAGAAGAGATTTAATGTCAGCAATCATTTTACCGACAATGTTACCACTTTCTTTAGTGGATGATTGAATGGCTGTAGTATCGAATCATTCCATACAACTCGCTACATTGTATGCGCTGTTTACTGCTTATAGTTACCTATAAGTCTAGACTATATCTTCATCCCATTGGGATGCCTCCCGTTTCGATTTAAGGGGGTCTCACCCACGCCAATAACTTGCGCCCTACTCGTTTTGCGGAATTTCACCGCCTATGCGATAGTCGTTGAACGTTCCTCAAATGAGGCTTCGCTGCTGATTGTCCTATAAGGAGTTCCCAGCAATTAGAGAGGTTTGTTACCTTTATATTGCTACAAAGGAGGACTAAGCTTAATCCCAATAACTCTTCCATACTCACGCCATATACTTTTGCAGCGGCAGCTGACTTTCTCATTGATTGAGCCAAGTCCAATGTACTTGTTTGGAAATTATTATCAACCTCGTTCAATGCATCGGCGATTTTTAAGCTGTCTTTAGATTGAATTCCGAAGTTGACCATCGCTGCTGTGAGAGCTTTAACGGTATCTTCAGGTTGTAGTTCACTAATGTTCTCCATCATTTGAGCTGTCTTGGTTAGATCTAATAGCTCATCATCTTTGTAACCCATACGCCCAAATTCGTTCATTATAGTTAGAACATCTGAAGTCTTGTTTGCTAACTCATCACTCAAATCAATAGATTTTTGAAGAAGCTCGTTAAACTTATAATCAGGTAAGTCCATAACCCGTCGTAAGCCAGTCATTTGAGTGTCAAGCGATATTACTTGGCTGGTGAGATCTTGAAGCAGTCTCAAAGGTGCATAAAAAAGTGTCATAGATGCCATCCACACAGGCACGCGGGACATTGCTACTTGAAGCTGCTCTCCAAAACTCATTGTCTGCCTTGTAGTAGCAGCAATGTTAGAGGACATTTCCCTAAACTGCACATTAAGACTAGCCATCTGATTTCTTAGATTAGGTGTCCTTGCAGTTAATTGATTAACTGAATTCAAATACTGTTGAAGCTGTTGATTACTTGCATTGCTCAATGAGCTGCCGTATCTGTTTTGCAGGTTCTGAGTATTTACCTGTGCTTGTCTTCTATATAGTTCTAACTGCCTTTCAAGCTCTTTAGTCTTTGCAACTGCTGCTGACTTGTCATCAAGAGTCTTAAGCTTGACTCTGAGTGCTTCAATTTGTTCTGTAGACTGAGCTAAATTAATTTTTCTTCCAAGAGAGGAGAGGGTGACTTCAGACAGTTGCCCTTGCTCTTTTAGTCTTTGTAGGCTTACTCTAAGCTGTTCGATTGCTTTTCTTTGTTGATCAATATTTGTTACAGTGGTTGAGTTTTTAATATTCCCATTTTGGTCGAGATTGTACGTAATATCCTTAAAACCATCACGATTTTTTTGAGTAGTGCCTGTCTTGATACCTTGAGCATTTTGACGTTCAATTATCTTTTGAGCTTGGCCAAGCTTTTGAATTTCAGAGGTTAATTTTGCTGTTTCTTGAGTTTCTTGACGAATCTTTTGATTTCGATTATCAATCGTCTTAATTTCTCGCTGAAGTATTTCTCCATTCTTTTTGTGCTGCTGAATGATTTTTTCAGTTGTCCCATCAGCATTCTTAATGACCGTTTGTGTTTCTTTAACTGTCTGATTGTAATTCTTAAGATTTTTTTGATATGTTTCAATTGCAGAAGAGAATTCTTTGAGGGTTTTTAAAGCAGAAGCATCAATATTTGTTTGGAGCTGAAGGGAGTTTAACTTAGATTGTAGTGTTTTAAGTTGCTTGTTAATTTGTTCAACTGATTGAGCGGAGGTGTCGGCAACTGGAGTTACTACAATTTTTAATTGTTGACTCAATTAATAATCACATCCTTTCAAAGAGGAGAGAGTGGGGGAGATGAGAAAATAAAAAACTCTGCATTCAAGCAGAGTCGAAAATCACTTTATGTATAAGAATTAGTTGTCTTCATCGATTTCTTCAGTATCCTCAATTTCAAGTCCCATATTAGAGGCTGGAAGGGTTATCTTATCCCCGTCAAAATTTGTTAATGTTATTTCTTTCAGCTCTTCAAATTCACCAAAATCCAAAAGATCGTATTCGGTTAATCGTTTGGCTTCATCTTCAGAGTTTCCAAGTGTTGTTTGGCAAGCGGCTATAGTCAATGTCAAATGATTAACGTATTTTTTCATTTTGCTCAACTCCCTAAGCCAAGATATTATGGTTTTTAAATTTCTTTTTAAGCCCATCAAAGTTGTCTTCTAAATCCCTAGGGTATAAGGAAATTAAAGTGATATTGTTTTTTTGACATATCTTTTTCTTTCTTAGAACTTTTTTTCTGTATGCCTCTAATGTAACTAAGCCAAAGTACTCTACAATAATATTATTAATTAACCAATCACATCTTAGTTTCCCAGCCTCTGAATCATTAATTATTTCGCTATAAAAAACTTCTTTTTTATACTTTATATCATTTTGATAAAGAAAATTTGTTATCTTCATTTCACTTTCTGACAAACATAAGTCTCCATTCAAAGAAATAAACTTCCTTACTTTCGAAAAATTAACTACGAAATCTCTATGAATGCCTAACTTGGAAGCTTTCCAGATAATGTCCTCTTTTGAAAAAGGGGTGAGATTTTTCAGTAAATCACACCAATCCGTATTAGGATAATGCGATTTTAAATATTGAATTTGTTTTTCTGACCAGCGATTGTTACGGGATAGATTTACATTCATTTTTTTCAATTGATAGTAAATTGAGGCGGAATGTGAATAGTTGAAGTGATTGGCTATTTCCTGTATACTGTCTCCCGCCAAATACATTTCCTTCATTTTAAATAAATCATCGTCTGTGAAATCTTTTTTTTCCATATTAATTGGTAGGCCAGCCTTTTTTAGCGCATTATTCCAAGACCCGAAACGGTTTGTGAAGGTATCATAGTTTAAATCATTTCCCACAAAATCTTTTGCAACAGGGGTTCGATTGTATTTGTCGTAGAAATTCTTCAAAAAAGTTATTAAATACTCATTTGAGAATTTCTCCTTTCCAAATTTAGCCTTATAAGATCTTTTCAGTCCAAGGCTATTGGCTTTATGCTGTATGGTGCTTTTACTCCTTTTCTTAATAAGAGCATTGTTTATTTCTTCATAAGAATAGTCAGCATACATACGCTTTAAGGTTTCGATGTCATCAACATACCATCTGTCACTAGTCATTACTCCAATACTCTCTAAAAACTTTACCCATCCCCCAAACTTTCGTTCGTAAACAGATGGGGAAGGGGAAGACGGATTTTTCTTTAAATCCTCTAAACTAGGGTATCTTCCAAGATCGTTCTTTAATTTCCAGTAAAAATTAATCAGATCCTCTTTTGTGAACTTTCTTTTTAAGGGTTTTCTGTAGTGAATTGAACAGTTGCATCTTGGGCTCTGTTTAACTGAACTCCATGTTCGTTCAGTTGGTTTTCCACATGGGCAAATAAGCAACATTTTTGAATTTGTATTTACATATTTCCCATCGGCTATTGAAAATCCATGTTCTTTTAGAAAGTTTTCAACATATGAAAAATCTGTTCTCTGTTTTTCAGCATTCTGATTTATTGCACAATCCTTACACCTTTGTCCTGCTCTAAATTTATTCCAAGTCTTATAATCTTTTTTTCCACACGAACAGATATAAGCCATCTTAGTAGAGCTATTAATATACATGGATTCAAGGAGCTCACAATTATTCTCTTTGAAAAATTTTTTCACATATTCAAAGTCTAGTTTATTCGGCTTCTTTGCTTTTTTTCTTACACATTTATTGCATTTTTTATGATGGCTGTTTCTAAATGAATAAAAATTTGTAGTTCCTATTTCTCCGCAAACACATCTGTAAGAAAGTATCTGCTTAACATTTTTAAATTCTGAAATAAGTTCACATCCATGTTTCTTGAAATAATCTCGCACAAATTCATGAGTGTATATTTGAGCCAATGATGTTCTCTCCCTTTTTAAATCCGTCCCAAGATATTTTTACATTATGTACTTTGACTGTTCCAAGAACTTTTCCATTCTTATGAAGTAGGGTCAATTCAGTTAGACCGACTCTGTCATCTGATATGGCATAGTATGAATCCAGTATGGCTAGATCTTGAGTTGTAGCATTAGAGATTCGAGATATTTCTAAATTCATCATGCCGTAAACTGTCTTACTAAGCATTGTTAACAGCTCCCCAATGTATATTTAGTTCGACTTCACGTACCTAATATACACATAAGTGAATAACGTGTCAACATTATATATACTTTATATTTGACATATCGATTATTTGGTATGGTTTGTGGTATAATAACTATAGATTTTCAAAAAGGAGATTTGCGGTGAAGAAATTAAGAATCAGCTTTAAACCCATGGAAATAACTTTGATACGGAGAGATAAAAATAGAACTGATCTGAAGAAGGATTTAGGAGTATCACCATCAACCTTAGCGAAAATGTCTAAAGGTGAAGTGGTTTCATTGGCAGTCATTCTGAAAATCTGCGAATACTTAGAATGCAATATTGAAGAAGTGGTAGAGTTTGTTGAAGATGAAACTGTAGATGCAAATAAATAAGTCGCCCAATTAATGAGCGACTTGATTTGCTTTTCTTATGGCTAAGTCCATAACTCCTTGCCAGTACTCAGCTTTCTTAAGAGCAGTTTTGATTATGTCACTGTCTTTTTTATAACCAACAGGGTTATAACCAGGAGAATCATGTCCGGGGAGAAAATCAATGTAGTGAACAGGGTTTTTAAAATCTTCCACTGTAATTTTCATGGTAATTGATTTCACCATTGTAACTTGCTTTGACCCAGAAGAAAGACCGCCAATTATTGCCCCAACTCCTCCAGCCAAAACCCCACCAATGGCTGCACCTGTAATCTGCTCACCTCTAGCGGTTTTCGATACTGTTTCGTTGTCTAATGCAATAGATGACTCAACTATCTGTGAAAAAGGGTAGGAGAACTCAATGATTTCATTCTGTTCATTCCGTTCATATAACTTTAAAATACCTTTAGATTCGTTGAACGATATTTTTTTGTTGTAATTAGTAAAAGAACCGTCGGCTTTGAAGTCTTTATCGTATTCTTTTAGCGTTTCAACATTGTTTCTAAATTTATTAGCTAATTGTTTATTTCGTATTTTATACGGCTCGGTTGCCAAAAGTAATACTCCCAGTATGGTGAGTATCACAGCAAAAGCTCTCCATCCGTCCATAAAATAGAAGAAGGCTGTCAATACTCCATATAAAATATAAAATAAAACCTTATTATTCACCAAACCACCTCATCACACAACAATATGCCTACAGTATACCACAATTTTCTTTCTCAGGAATGTTTATCTTGAGCAGAAGGGAAGAGGGAGAGGTTCATCAATTTCCACTCACAGTCTCAACAAAACGCTGTCTATACAGTTCTTTTCTCTTTTCAAGGTCATCAGTACTATCACCACATTGGCTTATAAGAATCGATTCAGCTGAAAACCACTCTTCAAGAACCTCTTCGAATACTTCTAAAACTTCACAATAGTTTTTCATGGGCTTTTCACCTATTCTTTGGTATATTATTCTTGTTCATGAAAAAAGGGGGACTTATTCTATGCAGGATGCGCTCTATTTGCTCGATGAAGCAGAACAGGCTTTAGAGGATATATCTAAATTACACGATAAGGCTCTAGCTTCTGAAGATTTGCAACGTACCTTAGCCTTTAAAATTAAAAATTTTTTGGCTGCTTTGAACTCTTCTTTGGATTACGCTGCATATTATATCTTTGAAGTGTTTTGTCTTGAGAATGCCTCGGCAGTTTACGATAATATTGAATACATAAAACGAAAAATATATTTTCCGGCCTATAAAAAAGAAAAAATTTTTGAAGAGCAGGTTAATAAACATTTTGTGGGCTTAAAGGAAGACCATAATTTTCTTTATGAAGTATTTAAGATGCCCCAAGAGTTCGAAATCGGCTCATCCTGGTTAACTGACTTTAAAAAACATTGTAATGAAACCAAACACGTAAGACTCACACGAAACAAAAAGCTCTATTCTGGAACATTGGATTATTTGTCATTCCCAGAGGGTATTACTATGCTGAATAATAAGTTTGAAGGAGTAGGGCAGGTTTTGACAGTGAATGATGTTCCTTTTGATCCTGATAATCCACATAACCATCCTTACATAAATCAGTATGAAGGAGAATTCACTTCATACTTTTCCTTTGAAGGTAGTAGTAAACCTATCGTTAAAACTCTTGAATTTTATTTGAACATGGTTATGGAGATCGTAACTAATATAAATGATTATTGTGAATCTCAACAAATTAAACCATCAAAAGAGAGTTGAGCTGTTTCTTTTCTAGTGACTCTATTTATATCTTGAGATTTTAGAACAACAGGGTGTATTATAAATAATAACAAAACCTGCTTTGTAATCTCGTCAGTCTCGACACCCTTACAATCTTTTAAAATGTTTGTCCAGTACTTCGAAATAGTGAGTAGCAGGTTTCTCTCTAATTCAGGGGTCTGGACATTTTTTCGACATGAATCATTTCATCACAATTAACGATTTTCCACAATGAAACAAGCTGAAGACTATTATTTAAAAATATCTCCTCCCTAGTGCCTGAAAGTTCTGATTATGATTTAATGTAAATTAAGATAGGGGGGTATTAATGATGAGATTACTTATTGGTTTTATATTCGGGGCTTTAGGGGCGGTTGTAATGTATAACGTCAAATCAAACTTTTCCTTCCCTGCCACAACAACTGTTTTAGTGGTTCTTGTGGCTGCTTGTTTGGTTTTTGACTTAATTAAAGGTAAGAGGAGTCAAGATCAGGGAGATAGAAAATATGGGGTTATATGGTGGATTGCAACACTCCTCATGCTTCTAGTGATGACTTTTAATACTGTCTTTTTAAAAATTGACCCTAAGTATAATATCATCGTTGTATTGATTCACATTTTGTCCATGCTAATCATTAAGAGTAAATGGAAGAAAGTTAAGACAGATTAAGCAGGTGATCAGCCTGCTTTTTTCGTTCCATCTTGGCAGACTCATTTCCAGTGTCTGCAATGGGTTTTTCAACTTCAATTTCAAAATTAAAAGACATCCAGTTAAGATGCCTTTTCTTTCTCTCTTTCAGCTTTAACTTGCTCCAGTAAGCTTTTTAAATAAACAGCGTTAATACGCCTACGTGTTTCTCTGGCAATCATTTTTAACAATATTCCTGTTATAACCGAAGTCACAATAAAAGCATACCAAATATTAATTTCCATATAAAGTTTTAATGATAATCCAACCAAAGCAACTATCGCGGCAAAATATTTTGAATGATCAAATTGGGATTCAACTTTTGTTGCCTTTGCAATCCCATAAAATAATCCATCATTGTCAAGACCTCGTAAAAGGTTTAACATATCAACACAGTTTCCTTCTGATTTAACTGAAAAACAAGTTTCGATAAATACATGGAATTCTTCATCCGATGCAGTTAAGAAAAAGTGCTTTGCATCTTCTTTAGACCAATTTTTCACATCTTCAAGGTCTATATCGTTTTTCTTTCTTCTAAACGGCCACATATCACACATTCACCTCAAAGTGATTATCGGTCGCAATTGGAAAAATTTAAAGAGAAGGGAGGGAAAAGCGCCCTATATGCCAAATAAAAAAGACATCCTTTAGGATGCCTTGGTTAGTTTTTAAGTAATTCTGCTGCCAATTTTATTGCTATGTCTTTTATTTCATTGTAGCCGCCTTTAGCCAGTTTGCGTGCTATCTCTTTAAGTTTTTCAGGTTTACTAAGGTGTTCGTCAATTTTCAATTTTTCCTCAACACAATTTATTCCAAAGCGACTGAGATAAGCAAACTGCAAAAGTACGCCGTATGGCTTCGTATATTTAACATTATTTAAGAATCCTTCGTTCTCAAGCTTTTTAATTGCTTCGTAAAACATTTGCTGACTCATTCCTAAACTGTTTGCATCTACATTTTCAAGCATAGGTAAATCCTTTTGATATTCTAAATAAAGGGCGACTAAAACCCTTTCTTTTGCATTCAATTCAGTCATTTTCTCACCACCAGTAATATTTTCCTCAATTATAACATCGATTCAGACTGCGTGGTTTTCTGTATCCTCTTTTGCTTACTGTTTCTCTTTTTCCGATTTCACCTGTTCCAGTAAGCTCGTATATTGAGCTGCTCGGGATCGATGATCACTACCATTTTTAATAACAAATATAAACACGAAGAAAATTAGGTATGATACCAGAATAAAGATCAATTGAAATTTTTCTTCATCTGTATAATAATTGAAAATTTGAGTAAGCATAAAAACAGTTGCCGCAATTAAACTGGGAACTGTCTTCGAATTGTCGAAAGACTCCTCGATTTCTTTCATCCTTGCGATACCAAGTATGACTGTATCTAAATCAAGCCGTCTAATTCGTTGAAGCTCGATTTTCTTGTTTTTGTTTGAACTATAACCAAAATAATCTCTAATGTATTTCTGTATTTCTTCATCAGGCCACGTTAGCAATACCTCTCCTAAATCTTCAGGCTCTTTTTTTAGTTTATTCCTTTTCCTAATCCACCATCTAAACATCCCATCATTCACCTCGATCCTATTATCGGGCAAATGTGGAAAATTTTAAAGAGGGGATATGACAATGTGCTATACTTTACTTACCAAAATATTGGAGGTTGAACATTGATGAACTTCGATCCTGAGAAATTCAAGAAACTTCTTAATTCTGCGTCAAATCCTTCAAATCCAAAGGATACAAAAATAAAGAACTATTATGTGAATCAAGAGTATCAAGAGTTTGTATCTTTTGATATTGATTTTAAAAATGTAGACGTCGCCTTGCGTATTGCCGGACTTTTAGGAAAACACGCTACGAACTTTACAATAAACACTTTGCATTTCCCTGACACAAACAAAATTGATTATATTCAATTTATAGTATTCAAAATTAATGACCCGGAACTTTTAGCTATCCTAGATCAAATATAAAAATAAAATCCCACTTAATGATAAGTGGGATTGGTTATTAATCGGTGCATCTCTGTAAGGATGCACTCTTAAAAAGCGATTAACATTTTTGTTACTATTATAATACATCTAAGTTTTTATTTTGTCAATGGTTGTTTTAAACTTGATGGTTTTTTTCTTTTAAAACCTTTATTTCATCTCTTAGTTCAGCAATTTCTTGTTCCATGTCATTGATTTTTTGATACTGTAAGCTATAAAGCAATGAAAAGGAAGTTTCAATTACTTCTTGAAAAATTGATCCCACTAAATAAATATCTTCATTCAAAGAGGATATCTTATTCAATAATCGCCCTTTACTTATAATCCTCAATTCATCCATTACAATAGCTGATTCAGATTCAAATCCATCAGCAGGAGTAACTCTCCTGTAACGTTTAAGTCCAGAAGGATTTGTTATTGGATGAAAAGCATCTTTCACTTTGTCAGGACTTGATGTAACAGGTAACACGATCAATTTGTTTTCAATTTCATCGAGAATTAGAACAGGATGACAATAAGCAAATTCGAAATTTAGTCCTAAATCGGCTAAAAAGATTTCCCCTTGTTGTGGTGTTACTATATTGTTCCTTTCCTTATACTGATTAAACCGCCTTCTTTGAATCCAGTTCTGTAAGCTTTTTGTTATTTCTGACAGCTCATCTTCATTAACTTTATAAGAACAGTGATTTACAAAGTTAAAAGATGTGAGGAGAAACTCTCTCCATACTTTTTCTGAATCAGAAGCCTTAATATTATTTGATAAATTGTTAAACTTGCTAAAATCAGGTTTAAGCATTTGATCCTCCCAAAACTTGATGAATAATCGATTCGACAGAATAGGAGGAAATACCTTCTTTTTTTACAAATTTTCATTTCACACAAAAGCAAAACCCCTTTAGGGAAGGGATCTTGATTTTGAATAAAAGAGTGATTTTACATAAATATTTGATTCTTCTCTTCTTTAAAATCGCGAAGATCATAGTGTTTGATTGTAGTGGAGACATCTTCGTGTTGAGCAATGTATTTGCTGACAAGTTCAATCTTGATTTTCTTGACTTCGAGTAAGTAGGTGATACAAGAGGCTTTAAAAAGGTGAGGGTTGATTCTGCGGCCAAGAATGTCTGACAAAACATCGGAGCAAAAA